CGTTTTAATAATAATTATTATAGCAATAATAGTTAAAACATTTATAATAATTTTAAATGCTGACATATATAAATTAAAAACATTTTTATATTATTCAATATAAAAATTAGTTAATTCATACGGAGCAGATTCGGCGGTTTTGCTATCTGTTATATTAGTATAAATATCTGTATTGATATAATGATATGATAATGACGCATATTGATAATAATCTTTGGCAACCCATTGTGTATATAAACGTCTTGCTGGTATTTTGCCATCGTCAGAGCCACTAATAATAGTGCTGCCAATATATGCAATATCCAAATTATTCGCCCAATTTCCATTTACATCTCTTATTTTCAATGTTTTTTTAAAAAAAGTAGATTTTTTGGCAAGTTCTTGAGAGACCGTAGATTGGTCTTCTACATCATCTTCTCTATTTAAAAAAAACTTTGGCGTATTTCCAAATAATATGAACCGGACTAATCCTCCGCGTTTAAGAACGCCATATTGGTCACGAGTTATTAATTTATTATTATACGTTTCTTCTTTACGGGATTTACTCCAAATTGCAAAGCGGCCAGCACCAATATAATTATAAAAATAATAAAAAGGACCTAAGTTTGAAGTAGGAGATTCTTTTGGTAAACCAATTGCAGCAATAAATGATATGTAATTTTTAGAAGCACCAAAATATACAACTGTTCCTAAAGATATTTTATTATTATCCTTATAGAGTGTATAAAGTAAAGGTTCTTTAAAAAATATACGGTAAACTAATTTATCTATACCAAAATTTAAAATTTTGTTTAAATTCATAATTTCAAATATAGTTGCCCACCACCATTTATCATATCTTGAAATATAAGATAAAGAAAACTCTTCGGCATCTTCATAAAATAAATATATATTATGGCTGGTCTCTTTATACCCAATAAAATTGGGTTTCGTTTTAAAATATTTATAAATAAGATTTATTTTAGAATTAGATGTTTTCAAAACATTCTGCTGCGTTTTAAAGTTTGGAAAAATATATTTTTCACGTTTATTTTTATATAGTAAAAATAATATAAAAGGAACGTTAAATGGTTTATTTACAATTTTATAGACACATAGATGTATGGTTTTGTCAGTTATAAAATCTGATACAATCGTATTTAAAACATTTTTATTATAAAAGTTATAAGACTTACAGCATTCTTTATTATATGAGATAGTGGAAGGCAAGCGACTAAGAATATTTAACGATATAGAATATTTTTTTTTTAAAAAATCTCGAGATATTAAAGGTTGCTCTTTTATATTGTTTTGTAAATTAAATTTATTAATAATTTTTTCTCTATTTATAAATGAAGGGTCCATTATATAAATATATACTATTTTTCTATTTATATTTTTCTCTTTATATTTTCCTGTAATTTAATTTCTCTATTATCTAATAAAAAATCTCTAACGGCATTAACATCGATCGTATCATTTCCGTGAAAATATTTTTCTAAGTTTTCTAATAAAGTTTTTTTATTTAAAGATACTTTAGTTTTATTTTTACAATAAATAATTTTGCCAGAATTAATATCAAAACAATCTATTTCATTTTCTTTCATGATAGACAGAAGCGATTGTGTTAATATTTTTTTTTGATTTTTCAGTTGTTTAAATTGGTTTTGTATGTCTTTAATTTTATCATCAATTTCAATCCATTCTTTAATAATATTAACTAAATCATCTTTGGAGGTCATTAATATTATTAATTGATACTATTTAAATATTATTAAGTATTATTAAATTGATAGTTAACATTAAGTAAACGATTAATTAATTCCGATTTTTTACCAGAAACTTTTAAATTTAATGATTTTAAAATAGTTTTAAGAGTAGATATATTATAATTATCAACTGGTAATTTGTTTTTTTTAGTAAAAACATTACAATGTTTCTCGCAATAGGTCCCAGAATTAATTTTTATTGCTGATTTATTACAACAAGTATTTTTATTTTTCCCAGTTTTAAAAATCCATTCGCATGAATGTAATTTCATACATAATTTTTTTGGACAATTAATTCCTTTTATCATATTAATACCTGAGATATCTATAAAAGGTAGTAATTGTTTATTAATCGTTCTACAATATGGACATTTTATTTCATTTAATTTTAAATGCGTTGTTTCAAAACTATTTAATCGACTTTTTTGTTTAACAACTTCGTTATATAATGGTATATAATTAAATGTATGATTGCAATCTAAGGTGATAAAATTATCTGTTAAAATAGTTTGTGTAATTAAACAATTCTTATTGTAACTTGTAGTATTGTATTCTTCTTTTTTAAGCTCATTAAAAAAATCAATATTAATATTATCAAGCATAATATTATCAAGCATAATATTATCAAGCATAATATTATCAAGCATAATAATTAATATTATATATTGTAGCTTTATATTAATACATTAATTTGTAATATAATATATATATATGTCGCAAAAAGAATGGGGTAATATAACATGGTATTTATTTCATACTTTAGCTGAAAAGGTTAATTCCGAAAGGTTTAATGAAATTAAACCTACTATTCTATATTTTATACAAGATACCTGTCGCAATTTACCTTGCCCGGTATGTGCTGCGCACGCGCAAAGTTATCTTAAACTCTCTAAAATAGAGTTAATTAAAACAAAAGAAGATTTAATAGATTTTTTAAGACAATTTCATAATTTAATAAATTCTAATACCGGTAAAGAAATTGTGTCTAAAGAGTTTGTAATAACAAAATATAAAACCGCAAATCTATTAAGAATTATTAATAATTTTTTACAAGTATATTCACATAGTTATGGAAACTTTGAAATAAACTCTTTTTTAAGGTCAAATGAAAGACGAAAGTTTGTAAGATTCGCGGTAAATCAATTAAAACATATAGCACAATATTGTTATTAAACAACCGATGATGAGATGATTTCTCCACCCTTGTAGACATTACATTTAAACGTTTGTTTGGATGGGCGAGAACATATAGCAGTATTTGATATTAATTCATTAAAAAATAAGTAATTTTTATCTGTAAAATAAAACAATAAAAACCATCCAACCCCGCAAGAAATACCTATGAACATGCCAAGCAACATTAATTTATAATGACTACACGTCCCTCCGTATAAAATGGTATTAGATATGGCAAAAATAGAAAGGAACACCATTACGGATGGATTAAATACGCCAACATTTGCCTGAAAAGGGGGTATCATAGGAAACAATAAATATATAAATGTAAACCAAGAAATCGCAACTCCAGAAGGGTTGCTAAAGTTACTGAAGAATATAGTTTGAAAGTATGCATTATCGCAATTCTGGCGCATGGCATACGATACACCCTCGCATATCGCGGTTGTTAGTAGAACTCCTACTAAATATAATATACCTTTTATAAACTCCATATTAAATATGGAAGCTATCAATAAAAACCATACAATAAATGTTGGATATAATATAATTAAAAACTTGGGAAATTCCATAATCGTCATACCGGACCCAGCCATTTATATTTATAAATATAAATATATATAAAGATTTATATGTAAAAGCTTGGATACAAATTAAATGTTACATACTTTTATAAATTAAAATGAACAGCTGGTATTCGGATTGTTCTTAATTGTTTTGCACAAATTGATTGGATGTTGACTTTTTTTAAAACCTAAATTGTGAAATTGTTTAATGGAACTATTCATACAATTTAGAAATAAATGAGAACAATTTTTTTTTAAAGCAACTTCTTCAACGTGTTTCAACAACTTTTCCGATATATTATTATGATACATTGGTAAAACCTTCAAATCTTCAATTAATCCGTGACATAATGTATTTATATTTTGCTTCACTAATAATGTTATTATTCTTATAATATGATTATCTCTAATATATACAAAGTTTGTTTGATTACTGGGTAAATTTTGTACTATTTTTTTTAATAATTTATAATTATTTTGTGGTTCTTCTGGATTATCTAACCAGAATAAGGTGACCAAATCATAAATCATGGTTCTATTTACACATTTTCTCATTTAAAACGCCCATTTTATTTATGAAAAATGTCATAATCAACTATATCAACACAACCAGATAGAGCACCCTTTTTTTTTAACATTTTAACTTTATTTGTAGAATATGTATCTTGAAAACCATTTTTTATTTTTTTTTTGAAATCTATTTGTTTTTGTTTATCACCAAATAAATCAAACCCTTCGCATTTTTCATTACAAAATATTTTTTTACAAGTGTTATAAGTAAATTCATCTTCTTGTTTTGTTGGTGATTTATAAGGAATATTATATTTTTCGAAACTTTTTTTAAATACTTTTTTCATTTCTACCATATAATCATTTTTACAAAAGTCTTCACATTTTTTCAAAGTTGGTTTATTTTTTATTGTTTTATTTAATTTTTTACTAAATGATTTTGATTTATTCATTATTTTTTGAAGTATGTTTTTATTTCTTTTTTTTGATTTATTCATTTTATATAATATATAAATATTTAATTATTGGGCGTTTTAAATGAGAAAAGGTGTAAAAGGTATTCATTTTATTTTAATGACAACAATAAGTTTAAAAGAACCATTGTATATATAGGATGTTTTTTAGCATATATTGCTGGACCAGATTCCTGGGACAACCCATATGAATATTCACTATTATATTCATTTTTCTCAATATTTTTTATTTTAGATTATAAAAAAATAACAGATATTTGCATACAGGATAAGTTAATATTGCTAGGTACTATTTTCGGTACTTTTATAGAACCTTTAGTAATGCGTTATGTTTAGATAATAGTGAAGTTTCATTTGATAAAATGTTTATGCGATTGGTAGGAGTAATATGTAGTTGTGTAAGTATATATTATTCTACATCACAAGTATTAAAATCTGTAATGTCTTATTATATTGGTTATACTTTATTTTCGGTTATAGTTCAATATTATTCAATAAGACAAATGACTAAAATTAAAGAAGTTAAAGAAGTTAAAGAAGTTAAAGAAGTTAAAGAAGTTAAAGAAGTTAAAGAAGTTAAAGAAGTTAAAGAAGTTAAAGAAGTTAAAGAAGTTAAAGAAGTTAAAGAAGTTAAAGAAGTTAAAGAAGT